AAGACGTTTGAATCAGTAGCTGCCTCAACTGCAGTTCTTATCTCAGCATTGGTTTGATCACCTGTAGCATTAGCTTCAATAGCATTTAGCTTTGTGTGATCAGCATCTGTAAATACATTACTATCAGTTGCAGCTTCTACTGCAGTTCTAATTTCAGCGTTTGTCTGATCACCTGTAGCTCCAGCCTCTATCGCATCTAACTTGCTATGATCAGCATCAGTAAATGCATTAGTATCTGAGTTCTGTTCATATAAAGTCTTTATCTCTGTAGCTGTTTGATCAGCTGTAGCGTTAGACTCTATAGCATCTATCTTTGTTTTATCTGAAGCTGACATCACACCTTGTACTGATGTTGTTACAAGGTTGATTTTTGTACCAGCTATCGCTGCAGTATTACTTATATCCGCGTTTGTAAAAGTACCATCTTCAATCATTGCTGATGTGATCGTACCTACATCTCCTGTTGTAATTACAGTACCAGTAACGTTTGGTAAGGTAATTGTTCTATCAGCTGTTGGATCAGCTACTCTTAAAGCAGTCTCATGAGCATCTTCAGTAGCACCTTCAAAGAGAATACCTGAAGTACCCATTTGAAGATCACCGATCATTACGTCATCACCAAGAGTGGTCATGGCATAGTTATCTACTTCTTGTGCTACATATAGAATCTGGTCAAAGTCATCGTTTAAGTCTTCTGCTTTGATTGCAGAACCAGGATAGAACGTAGCCTTCTTCGCATCGTTGTTTGTATCCCTAAAGATAAGTACAGTTACTCCATTACCAGGAGCTGTAGCCATCTGAACTGTTGTAGCGTTGGCGAATGAATATGCAGTTGTTGCTTGAGTTACACCGTTAAGCTTTACCTTAACGTCTGCCTCTTGTAAGTATGGGAATGTGAAATTGAAGAGAACAGTATTACCGTTCCCTGTATATGAATTTTGGGTTAATGCCATATCGCTATTGTTTTAGAATATGGGTGGTTATTTGACTTTCATTTGTTTTTCAAATTGTTTAACTTGAGAATATACATCTTGTGCTTTCTGATATTTACCTTCACGTCTTAACTTATCTTCTAATTGACCCATGCTATGTGCATAATCTAAAGCTCTACCTTGAGGGTTGTTATCTAGTAATAACGCCCACGCATTTGTCTTTGCAGTATTGAAGATCTCTCTAATGGCATCACCATGTATGTTCTTTGATGGCTCATAGGTTCTACCTTCAGCTCTGTCTCTCTCCATCACTAGGATAGAATTGACAATCTGAGGATTCTCAAAGAGCTTCTCAAGTTGAGCTTCTATATTCTGTTGACCTATATAGAACTGGAATTTAGATTTTAATTCTGGATGACCTTCTAAGCTTTGACCTCTTGGACCTGTATTAAATGTTTGTTTAAAACTAATACCACTACGGAATAGCATTTCCCTAGTTTCATTAGTTCCAACATTCAGGTTTATAGGTAGGATAGCATTAGCAAGTCTTGTTACAGGATCATAATCACGTAATTTCTCACCATTTAAAATGTCATACCTATGTGGTAGGAACCCATCATCATCTTTTAAGTCAACATATAGGTTTCTATTACCTATACTTTGCCAGAATCCAGACTCTAGTTCCCTCATACCTGGAGAGAATACCTTACCTATCTCATTTCTTAAACCTGCTAGTGGTACTTGGTTATTAGCAAAGTTTGCTGCTACACGTGCAGCATCACCACCTTGGCTAGTAAGTAGATCTTGTAATTGAAGTAGACCTGCAAGGAATGATTTGTTAGTTACGTTAGCACTGAGTAGATAAGAAGCTTTACTAAAGTTATTACCAGCCCACTCATCACCCATAACTTTCTGGGAGTCAACAACATCAGCAATGAAACTAAAGAACATATTAAATGGTTCTAATGCTTCATAACTTATGTATTTACCACCAACCTTAATGGATCTAGGTTGCCATCCAGCTTGCATCCAAGAGTTCTTGAGTTGCCTATCTGGAGGACCATTACCTGTGATGTCACCATTAAGTGCCATTAAGGAAGCTGTAGCTGTTACTCCATAACCAATAGTCATACGTCCACGCATAACTGACTGAGCCAGTTCTAAGTCACGTTGACTCTTAATACCGTATTGAGCCATCTCTGGTGCATCCCAAGGGAGACTAGAGATATCAGCATGTTCTTTAATGAACTTGTTAAGTCCTGGTGTGTATTTAGACGTCATCTTCAGAGCGTTAACACCTGTTCTTGCAAACAGGAAGAACGGTCTAAGGTATGGCATCTTGTCAAATGCTTGATCTAAATCCTTAGCAAACCCTTTTAATTCTTGAGTTAGCTTTGCTTCATCAGCAGAGAACTTAGCCATCTCATCTGACACCATTCCATCAGCTGTAAATACCTTTCCTTCAAACTCTGCCTCGGAAGCTCTAATAAGATCAGCCATATCTGTATCAGATAAGACCATGTTTTGATCTTTAGCTCTGGTATAGACATCATCAAATGCAATTTGTCTAAGTCTTCCTCTACCAATAATTTGAGTAAAGTAAGTATCCATGGATTTCATAACCCGTGGACCATAGTTAAAGACAGGAAGCTTATTCAGTTCCCTCATATTATTAGATATTAAAGCTGCAGCTCTATCTCCAAAAGATCCATATTGTTCCATCCATGATGTCATGGCATTCCATTCTTGATCTTTCTTTGATTGAGTTAAACCTCTCCAACCTTCTTCATGGAATGTATAGGATTGGAAATCAGCTATAGCTTTCTTCCAAGCATCATGTCTAGCATCAACCATTGCTCCAAGCGATTGGAAAGCACCACGTCTAGTCATGTCATCAGTAGCACCTAAAATGGTAGCCACAGGACGCATAACAGTACCTAAACCTGTACCAACTAAAGCTCTTACTGGAGTCTTAGGACCAGACAACATGGAGTTAACACCCATGGTCTGCATTTCATTAATGATTGCATTCCTTTGATATTGATCACCATTCTTATATCCGTGAAGTTTACGTTTAAAGAAGGTATCCATATCCTTCCAAGTTTGCTTACTTCCATTTGAAGTAGCAGTGAAGTGTATGAATGACTCTAAGAGATCATCATCTACATCACCTTGAAGTAGCTGCTTAAAAGCACTAGCATCACTAGCTGCAGCATCAGATGCTTTACCTCGTACATCAGCTTCTTCAAGAGTATCTTTAAGCTTACCTCCAGAGTTAAACTTCCTTAGTTCAAAACTAGATAACATACTGGTCTCTTTTCTCATCCTCGCAATAGCTGAATAGCGAGACATGAGACCATCTAATAAACCTCCAGGTGCACCAACATCTATCTCATCAGCAACACTAAGAGCTGCCTTTGCTAAGTCTCTTGATTCATATAGAAGCTGACCAAGAACTGTATCAGTAGCGATTAACTGGGATTTGTTAAGTATTCCAATACCTTCAATAGCTGTAGGTCTATCGGCATCTTTAGCTTTGATGTACTTAATAACGTCTTCTTGTGGTATATCCATCAACCTGCTATGACCTGAGTCATTAACAAACCTGATTAGATCTGCACCTGCATTACCTAAGTCTTCAGCAATAGCCTCTGGCATTGCTTCACCATATATCTTCTGATAAGAAGGATCAGCTACAAGATTCTTAGCTAAGATATCTCTTTCTCTAAGCATCATCCCTGGTGCTTGATATTCATTCCTTCTGATATTCGCCTCAGTAATAGTTCCCCTTGGAGAACCATACTTCTGAGATGGATCATTACGAATTTGTATCATGTCTCTTACACCTTTCATCGGTTTAGATGAACTTGATAACGCTTGGTTATCAGAGATATCACCACCTTTGTTGTAAGCAGGGTTAGGACGGTTAAAGTTATTAGTAAAGTCAAACTCAAGCTGCTCCAAAGCTAACTCTTTATTTGCTTGACCTTGCTTTATAGCTCTACGATCAAGGTCTCTATTTGGACCCCAATCCATATTGTTCTTATCAGCGTAGACTTGCTTTAGTTGTTCTTTCTGTTCTTTTGGTAAGAACTTCCAAGCAGGTGTTTTCTTCTTAGATCTCTTCCTAGCGTTCTCGTATGACTT